GTAACCAGTCCATCTGCTTTTCCCACTCGTGAGCGTTAGCCGTGGTAATACAGTCGTCCAGAATAATAAGGTCAGCACGTGCACCGTAAATCTGACCGCCCATACCTAACGCTTGGAGAGTCGGGTCTTTTTCACTTGAGTTACGCGCATCGCCCCCAAGATAGACAGTATCGGTGCGCCAAGTATCTGCGTCCTGTTTCCAGCCGCCATCTGGACCATATGCGGTCTGCAGTTTAAGCCAGCGTGGGTGGGACAATCGTTGCTTTATAGCGTATACGAACTCTCGCGCCTTGTTCAATGTCTTTGATACCACAATGATGCGGATGTTAGGATTGAGGGCAATGCGGTAAGTTGAGTAGTTCACCGTGATAACGGTGGACTTAGCGTGCTCAGGTGGCACATTGACCAGCAGACGGTTTAACTCCCCTGGCTCATAAATCATACTAGGGTGTAACCACGAAGGCTCTTGACCCTCAAGTAGGTCAACCCAATCTTGGTGATGAGGGAAGACCATCTGGTCTAAAAATAACTGTGAGAAGACCGAAAACTCAATCTCTTCCTTTTGGACACCCATAGCATCAAAGGATGACTTGCTTCCTTCTTCTTTTGCTTCTTCTAGGGCTGTGGCAAATAATGGGTCTCTGACCATCCATTGACGGATAGTATCTGGCTTTTTGCCTATGGCAATCATAGCCGCCTGAGGGGAGACTCCCACCCGTACCTTCTCAAGAACTTCTTCTTTGGCTCGCGCCACACCCTTTGCGAGGTGGTGCTCATCACCAGATTTAAAGCCTGCCATCCGTTATCCCCTTGCTGAAGGCAGAGTTATCCCGCCGTATAGAAGTATATCTGTACAACAGTCTGTCACAGTATGAGGAAGGCTCTAAAAAGACTTCCGAATATATTTTACTGTACATATATACTTAATCCGTTCAAACAGGTAAAACGAACATATTCTACAGAACTATTACAAAAGTCCTGTTCAGACAGTGTATTCCCCCTGTAACTATACCCACAGAAAATTGTAGGTAGAGATACTGTAATATAACTGGTGCTGTATTAAACAGTCTGGGGTCATATTGACCCTGTAGACTGTTTAATTGTGGTACAGATAGCAGTATGCTGGCGTAACTGTTACGGTAGTCTATCTGCTGGGCTGACTGCGGGCACAGTGATGCTCTGCATAAATGCTAACATCTACCTATGGCTGTGACTAAGCCAGCCCACTTGCGTCTTGCCAGCACAGATACATTACCTGTAGTTGGCACGCTTGCGTGCCAATTCGCAGGCTCATACTCTTGGCTAGCCTATCAGCAGAAGGCTCGGTGCCTTCTGATGTATTGGCTGGCTTCAAGCGTGCTGAGTCTGCAAGTACCAACTGCATCTACACGTTCAACGCTATCAAATGTTGAACTTAGTGAAGCGCAAACTGCCATTGTTCGCGGAACATTATGGGCTACCTCGGCATTGCCGTTGCAATTCAAGGTCTAGCCATCTTTTGGTGCTACTGTTCGCTCCGTTCAAGGGTCTGGATTTGCATCCTTGTGACCTCTTTCTACTATGGATTTTCTGCGTGCAGCGGTGCAGCGACGCGCAATCTGGCAGGGAACCTGGCTGGCGTCAACCCCCCGCGCCCAAAAACGGGGCGCGTTGGGTACGGCAGCGAAGCTGCCTTGACGCTGGCGCCAGAACCCCTGCCTGATGCTGCTTTGCGCAACCGCGCAACTTGAAAACTCCAAAGTGAAAGAAGGTCCACAATGTCAGCAAATCCATACTCCATTCACGGGGCTGAACTGGTAGCACTAAAGATAGGCGTCGCCAAGAATGGCAACGCTTATGCCAGCGGCATCCTGAATGTTCGCGATGCAAATGGCAAGTTTGAAGCATCACATAAGTTCTTGTCATTTGATGCTGTTGATACGTTCCGTGCGTTGGAACTGCAGTACTTCAGCAAGCAATCAGCACAGCCTGATACATCAGGCGGTGACCTCGCCTTCGCAGATGGCGAGCCTGAGAGTACTGAGACCCGCGAACGGTCAGTTGCTAAAGCAACTGCCCGCCCACAGGTTGATGTATCTGGCTGGTTCAAGACCAGCAAGATGGGCAATGCTTGGGTCACATCCTATATGGTAGAGGTTGTGCAATAAGCAGAGCAGAAAAACCCTCTCCGAAAGGAGAGGGTTTTTTTGTGCCCGCGTTGGTGATAGTGGTAGGTGTGAGGGTTTGGCTTGTTAGTAAATAACCGATAAGTACTAGAGAAAGGTAAGTGTTATGAGTTGTATTGTGTGTTTGTATTCAATTGATATGTTAACCGCCTATGAGCGTGGCTTGAGTAGTAAGGAATGTGATAGCCACAAGTGGCACGAGCATACGTTAGGAGATGGGCACGTAATAGTTGCGTGCTCTGAGTGTGGAGTAGATGAAGAAAGGATGTGGAAATAAATGATAGATAGTATTAAAGGTACGTTCCTATCTAACTTCTGGGAATGTAGTGTGGTGTATGAAGGTATGCGCTATGGAAACGCAGAGGCTGCGTTCCAAGCGCAGAAGTGTGTAGATAGCACCGATAAGTACAAATTCATAGCATTGGATGGTGCTAAAGCCAAGGCTATGGGCAAGCGTGTAGAACTACGAGAAGACTGGGATGCTGTAAAACTAGACGTTATGTATAAAGTTTTACAGGCTAAGTTCGCCCAGAATCCTGACTTGTATAACAAGTTAAAGGATACTGGGAATGAAGAGATTATAGAAACCAACTGGTGGTATGACAGATACTGGGGTGTCTATAATGGTGAAGGACAAAACCACTTAGGCAAGTTGCTTATGTGGATTAGGGATAATGAATAATGTTTCATTCATCCGCTGAGCAAAGCGCCAGCGGATTCATTCAACAAAGGAGAGAAACAAATGTACGACTATACTGAAGACAACTTATCAATCAAAAATAGTTGTCACGCTTGTATGCTTCTGGATGCAATATGCCAGGAGTGTGAAGATGGTAAGGATGCTAAGTTAACTGACCGTGCTTGGGAGATAGTAGATGAGGGTAACCTACAATATAGGTTGACCTTATCTTATAATCAGGCTATGCCTAGTGGTCACGACTGGACTGAACGAAATGGTGAGTTTAAGGAACCAGTTGTACAGTTAGTTGATGGTATGAATGAAGAGTTGGCTATGCATCTTGGTCCGCTATGGGAACTAGATGATATGCGCCAACGTCAACGTGAAATTGAGTGTCAATGGTGTCACATACTTACACCTAAAATATTCAATGACTGTCAATCTTGTGATGGTGTATTGGAACATAACGTACGTTAAGTACGTATGGGCTGCTTAGCCCGCTACGCCTTGCGCTAGCGGGTCTAAGCAGATTCGTTAACAACTAATCAATCAACAGAGAGAGAAGAAACAAATGGAAAACACAGTTAAACTAACAGGTAAGATCAAGAACATCAAGTCATTCACAGGTAGCAAGGGTACCCTTGTTACAGGATGGTTTGACCAGCGTGAAGTAAGTACATTCAGTAATGGTGGTGCTGACCGACAAGTATATGTTGTAGGTATTAACATTGTAGCACTAGATGATTCTACAGTAGCAGATATTCTTGGGCTATCACGTGCAGGTTCAGAACAAACAGACTTGGTTACATTATCAGGTCGTTTGATTACACGCTTTGATCGCCGCCAGGATATTGCTGAGAGTCAACGCCGTGCACCTATGGTTCAGTTTGAAGTACACGCAGTAGAAGTTAACTAATATACAAACAGATGGCTGGTCTACTATGCCAGCCATCTGTTTTATATAGTAAGATAATTTCATAACCGATAACTACTAGAATCAAGGAGAGAGAAATGTATTTTTCAGTACTAGATATAACAGCAGTAACGATTGCTCTTATAGTATCAATCACACTGATACTACTAACAGCAATGGCTAACCGTGACCTCATCAGACAGAACAGAAGTTTGAGAGCACAGAACAAACGGCAAGTAGATCAATGCCGTAACTACCACAGTCCACGTCCATTCTAAGGAGAGAACAATGACACTAACAATGACAATCAATGACCACCTAGTAGAACTAGGTGTACTAGGAAACAATAAAGACAAAGCAATCCAACGTGTAGGTGCAAAATTAGTTGAAGAATACTTTGCATCATCTGCAACAGAGCAGAGTGATGAAGTAGTAATCAACGTCTTGTATTATCTAACAGACATTCAAGTACGTGACTTTGCTATGGGTATTTTAGACAAGTATGATACTAGTAAAACATTAGATGCACTTAACTATCTACTTGACAAGGCTCCAACAGATACTGAGTTCATCAATGCACCAGCCTGTTTACTTGCTACATTCCTATATGAACGTGGTGACTCAGCAAGTGCAGCCCTTACACTAAGTAATGCTCAGCAACATTACTCTTTGGGAATGTTGCTTCGCCGTGTAATGGCAGCAGGTATGCCATCAAGTATGTTTGGCGATATGCGTAAAGAACTACACCATAAAGTAGTAGCAGGTATCTTTGGTATACCAGAGGCTGGCGACCCAGAAGACGCAGGAATGGAAAGATAATTATGGGACACACAACAGCAGTTGCTATATCAGAATTGGATATAGATTTAAAACAACAAATAGAAATACATTTGGTTAGTAATTTCTATCCACCTATCCCTAGATTTATGGCACAAACCTGTGTTGATGCACTCAATGCATATTGGGAAGAAGATACCAATCGTATGATTGATATGCCAAAAGGAGTAATATACAGAGGCTCAACTTCTGCGCCAGCGTGGGCAATAGTTGAGCAACACAGACTAAGCCCTTGGTTAAATAAGGAGGAAGATTATGAGTGAACCACAATATCTTGAAGGTGATGACGCTGCATTAAAGGATGAGTGTAATGAGTGCGGTAATTTTATTCACACTTGTGAATGCAGTGAACCAGACCCTGACCGTATGCACGATGAAATGTACGAAGATTAAGGAGAAATATGCGACAGCAAGTAACACGTTATTTATCTATAGGTACTAGCCTTATGCTATCAGTTGCTTCCCTGATTGGTATCCCTATTAAGGCACACGCACTAAGTAATCAATCAGTACTAGAACCAGACAAAGAAGTGAAGTTAGTTGTACACATATGGAATAAGTTTACACTTAAAGCGTATACAAAAGCATACATAAAAGAAAACTATCCTAAGTGGGGTCGCAACGAGTGGTCAGCACTAAACAAGTTATGGGGTAAAGAATCTGGATGGGACCACAAAGCAGACAATCCTACCTCTAGTGCGTATGGTGTAGCACAAGTACTAAAAACTGACCCCAATACACCAGCCCCTCTCCAAGTTGAGAGAGGGCTGGCGTACATAGTACACAGATATGACTTGCCTTCAATTGCTTGGGCACATTGGAGGAAAAATGGATGGTACTAAATCTTACTATGCTGTAGAATGTACAGTTACAGCCAACTGTAAGACAGATGATGAGGCAATTGCAATGGTTGCAGATGCCTGTAAGTTGTATGGTCTTGAGTTCAAGTGGCATACAACTTGGTTAGATGAACAAGAAAGAGAGAGCAATGCTACAAGTTAGTGAAGAATATAATAACAAAGTAGTAGAAAGAATGAACAAGCAGGCTTGGGTACAAGCAGGCACTGCAGTTAATGCAGGTTCAGCATCAGAAGCAGCACGACAGGCTGGTCTTGACTGGACTGTTGAACTATCAGATATGTTTGTTGAACGTAAGACAATCGTATCTCCATTTGAATCTATAACAGATAGATTAGATGTACCTAAACGCCAAGCAGTTATCAAGCGTACTGAAGATAGCGAATCAGTCATTGGTGTAGTTGGTGACAAGTACAAAATCGTACAGAATATGGAAGTATTCTCAGCACTAGATACATTGGTTGACTCAGGTGATGCACGCTATACAGCAGCAGGTGAGTACAACAATGGTGCAAACATCTGGATGGTAATGGAATTACCAACAGGTATACAGATAGCCAATGATCCACACGCTGCGTTCTTACTAGTGCAATCATCACACGATGGTTCGTGTGCAGTACGTATCCGCCCAATCATTGAGCGTTTATTCTGCGCTAATCAAATCAACCGCATAATCAAAGGTAAAAATAAAAACGCCTACACCTATGTTATGAAGCACACTACAAACTCTGAGTTGTCAGTCAATGACATTCGGAACATCACTCAACTAACTTATGATTCTATTCAGGAATATGAAACAGTAGCAGGTACGCTACTAGAACGTAAGGTTGATGAGCGTCAAGTACGTAACATCTTCAAGGCTGTATGGGCATTACCATCAGAGATTGAACAAGCACCTGACCATCTGCTATCACAGGGACAACGCCGTCAACGTACTATTGCACTCAATGGTCGTGACTCAGCGTGGAATATCTACAGCCAATCACCTACCCAAGAAAACATCAGAGGTACAGCCTTTGGTGTATGGCAAGCAGTCATTGAACACGCAGACCATCACGGTACTGGTGGCGCTGACCGCCGTGCAGTCGCCACCATTAGTGGACGCAGTGACCGTATCAAAAACAAAGCACTAGACTTAGTGCTTGCATAAGTTTCCTATACGCCTACTCAGCGTCATATGAATAGTATGACCAGCAGTATGGCACACAGGAATAGATTCACCTGCTGATAACCTACCCCGCTACAGGGGTTGCATTGAAGCCTGTTGAATCAGCACCTGAGTATGTGTATAAACTGCTCAACTAAATAACGAGAGAGGAACATATGAACACCATAGCAATCACAACAAACGAAAATGTAGTAACATATAGTGAGTTGGAAATAATGCGTTTTATTGAGAGAGCAGGACAACTAAATGACATCAAGTATAAAGTACGTGACTTCTTCAGTGAACTTGAATGGAATAGTGGAGAGGCAACAATTACTCGTAGTGAAGTCAACGAGTTGCTCAAGTCAATTCAATGCGATCTCATCAGAGCAGAGTATAAAGCAACTGTTACTATTACTGCTTACATTACAGGATATACAGCCGAAGACGAAGATGATGCAGAAAACTGTATCGCAGACGACATCAATGTAAGCATTGGTTCTGATGGCAGTATAGATGTAGATAGTATTGAAGTCTCTGACGTAGAGGAAGAGTAATGCAAGATGATTCAATATCTTGGGGAGAGTTAGCAGAGTTTACACATACTACACAAGTAGAACAATTTAACTGGTGTTGGTGTGAAGACAATGAAGGCAACCCTAATCCATACAATGATTGTCCTAAGAGAGAGGAAACATAATGTCATCTGCATTTGTACCATACAATGGTACTGCTGGATGGTCAGGTACTGATACATCAGAGCAGCGTGCTTTAGATAATCTTTACTCTGGTAAAGAGTTAACTAACCAAGAGTTAACATTACGTTTATTAAAAAGTGTTGGTATCAAAGGTTATACGTGGAAAGAACTAGCAATAGCAACAGGCTGGCATCACGGCACTGCAAGTGGTGTGCTGTCAGTTTTGCATTTATCTAGTGCTATAGTACGTACACATACAAAACGTAATGGATGTAAAGTATATGTTCATCAAAACTTTAAAGATGAAGTTAAGATAGATCCACGTAAGAAACCAGAAAAGTTTTGTCCGCATTGCGGACATAACATCAACGCATAGTCCGTCAACTATGCTATGATGGGACAACCAGTGGGCGGTAGGTTTTGGCTCTCTCCTTGTCCTACCCCCGCTGGTATCTAATCAAAGGAGAAGTATGTCGGAAGTAGAAATACCTAGAGATAGATACGGCAGACCAATGGTCGTGCCACCTAAAGGTGGTAAGCCAATACCATACACACGCACTACTACAGTTGCAGGGTCATTAGATGATGGCACTGCACTAGTAGCGTGGAAGTTACGTATGGCAGCAGCAGGTTTAACATTGCGACCTGACCTGTTGTTAGCCGCATCAGCACAGCGAGATAACAAGTTAGAGATGGACAAGTTAGTTGAAGATGCAATGGAAGCAGCAGGTGCTACCAAACAGGCTACAATTGGCACAGCCATACACACACTGACAGAAAAACACGATAGAGGTCAGGACTTAGGTGTTATACCAGAGGATTATGTTGCAGACATACAAGCGTATGCTGATGCAACTAAAGACTTTGAGAATGTAAACATTGAACAGTTCTGCGTATTGGATAAGTACAAGATAGCAGGTACACCTGACCGCATAGTTAGATACAAAGGTGAACTGTTTATCTCTGACTTAAAAACTGGTAGCATTTCTTATCCTAATAAGATAGCAATGCAGTTAGCAGTTTACGCACACGGCTTGCCGTATGACCCTGCTACGGCAACCCGTGGCAGTTGGGGTGATATCAATCAAGATAAAGGAATCATCGTCCACCTACCAGCAGGCTCAGGTAAATGCGAGTTACATTTCGTTGATATCAAAGAAGGTTGGAAGGGTATACAATTAGCAATGAAGGTAAAAGCCTTCAGAGACACTAAAAAAAATCTAGTCACATCAATCAAGGAGTAGTATGTCATCAACAGAAGCACCTATCAGCATTACTGCTAAGACAGCAGCAGGTACACTTGTAACTTTACGTGCAGAAACAGCAGAAGACTTGGGCAACTTAGTTGCACAGGGTATCTTTGCAATTGCAGATGCAGTTAAAGAGATTGAACTCAACGTACGTGGAGCAGGTAATGCAGCAGTACCACCAGCACCAGCAGTTGGATATGCAGCCAATGCGCTAGGCGGTACAGTAGTAAGCCAAACGACAGCACCAATAGATGGTAAAACAGGACAACGTATGTGTCCTCACGGAACAATGACACGTATCCACGGACTAACAGGTAAGTTTGGTCCATACAAAGGTCACTTCTGTCCAGCACAGCAAGGCGACCCAACCAAGTGCACAACCCAGTACATTAAGCAGAACCAACCTGAATGGAATGTATTCCAAGCCGATCAAACAAAGAACTAAATGAAAACATTACGCCGTAGTATCGGTAAGCCAGAGGTGGGGGGAGAACCATTACCCCCACCTTTTCAGGCTTTCCAACGTGAAGGAATCATTCTGCGTAGAGCAGAGGTTACCGTCATAGCAGGTACTCCAGGCGCAGGTAAGTCATCTATTGCATTACATATCGCAGCAAGACTAAAACAACCAACATTATATTTCTCTGCTGATACTAATGCACATACAATGGCAATGCGTTTGCTTGCTATGAAAGCCAAGATAACTCAGGCACACGCTGAGTATATGCTCAAGACAGACCCATACAAAGCAGAAGGACTTCTTCGGGAGTTTAGTAATCTTTACTGGTCGTTTGAGCCTAGCCCTACCCTCAAAGATTTAGATGAAGAAGTATCTGCATTTGAAACTATGTGGGGTAGAAGCCCAACTCTTATAGTTGTAGATAACCTTATGGATATTGCAATTGATGGGCACGAAGAGTTCGCTGGTATGCGTCAAGTTATGAAAGAGTTAAAATATCTTGCACGTGATACCAATGCAGCAGTACTAGTGTTACACCATACACAGGAAAGTGCGCCAGGTTATCCGTGTCAGCCACGTTCTGCACTACAGGGCAAGGTGGCACAGATTCCTGCTATGGTTCTAACTGTAGGTCAAATGATTCAAGGACAGGATGCATACTTGTGTGTAGCCGCAGTTAAGAATCGTTATGGCAAAGCAGATCACACAGGTTCTACATATCTTTCATTATCATTTGAACCTGGGTCAATGTATTTAGAAGATGTAGTACGAGACTATAGACAACCAGAAATGAGTGTATGATGCCAAAGTATAGAGTTACATACTCACAATATAAAGTAAAAGTTATCCGTGCTTCTTCGCTAGAGATAGCAGAAGAACGTGCAAAGAAAGCAGAAACAGGACGCTGGGAACTAACAGAAGTTAGAGACGAACCTAACGAATGAGTAGCGCAGCCAAAGCCAAAGGCTCAGGAGCAGAGCGAGATGTAGTTAAGTACCTCAAGCAATGGTTCCCTTATGTTGATAGGCGATTGGCTGGTGCTACACTAGACAAAGGTGACATCTCAGGTATACCTGGAGTTACAATTGAAATCAAAAACCACGCGACAATGAAGTTATCAGAGTGGACAGAAGAGTTGTTAACCGAGATGGCTAACGACAAGGCGTGGACAGGTGTGGTGTGGCACAAGCGCAAGGGTAGGGGAAGTCCTGGCGATTGGTACTGCACTATGCCTGCTCACGTATGGATAGACTTACTAAGGAGAGCACTAAATGAATCAGGAAAAAACGTATTGTGAACATTGTCTAAGAAATCTAGATGATGATAAGTTTGATTACAGGTATGATTTCCCTATATGTTTAGATTGTGCAAATGGAAAGTAAACCTAGCATTGAAGAGTATCTCAACTACATAGGCGCAGCCGTGCCTTCTATGGGCAGCGGCTGGCGCAAGATGAAGTGTCCATTCCACATAGATACACACGCAAGTGCAGCAGTTAACTTTGATAAGAACGCTTTTGTATGTCACGGATGTGGTGTCAAAGGTGATACTTTTTCCCTAATTATGTATAAGGAAGGTGGCGATTATCGTGAGGCTGTCAAATTCGCAACGTCAGTTCTTGCTTCAGGCAACACAGAGATACGCGGGAACGATAGAACTAGCAAAGGAGTATCTGTCAAGCCGTCATCTCTCGGTAGAAGAGGCAAACATATTTCATCTGGGAGTGGTCGCAGACCCTCTTCCAGGTCACGAACCATATAAAGGTAGACTAGCAATCCCATACATCACACCATCAGGTGTAGTTGATATACGATTCCGTGCTATGCACAATGAAGACCCTAAGTATATGGGATTAGTTGGTGCTAAAACTACAATGTTTAATACTAAGGCTTGCTTTGTTGCAGACAAATATATCTGCGTAACCGAAGGTGAGTTTGATTGTATTATGATGGGTGTCAAGACACAACATCCAACTATTGGTATTCCAGGGGCTAACAATTGGAAGCCACACTATGCAAAAATACTAGATGACTTTGAAATAGTAATTGTATTAGCAGATGGAGATGCAGCAGGACTAGAGTTCGGCAAGAAGATAAGTAGAGAACTAGGTAACGTCAATATAATCAGTATGCCAGAAGGCGAAGACGTTAATAGTATGATGGTAAAACGAGGGAGCGATTGGATAGATGAGCGAATCAACGAATGCATTTCCATTGGATGAAAGTATTTGGGAACACATTAAACATATGGACTATACCGTTGGTATACCTGTATCAGAAACGCGTGTCCTTAATATCTTAGGTGCGTTGTGCGACATATATGAGACGCTAGATGATGATGTAGAAGCAGGCAAGAACTTACTTATAGGACTGGCTGCAATCCTAACATCAGTTAAAGATGACAAAGCAGACCTAGTATTTGAAGAGTTTATGGTGAAAGACACTATGCAAAACTTTGACAAAGGGATTAAGGAAATACTCAATGAAAAACCGTGAAGATGCACACGCAATCGTCTATGAATTACTAGAAATTCTTTACAAAAAGCACGAAGATTATGGTCCAATGAATATAGCAGGAGCACCAGGCGGTGCTATGAATGGACTGCGTGTACGTATGTATGACAAGTTGGCACGGCTATCCCACCTTGGAGATACCGACACGCCGAACTACGAAAGCGTAGAAGATACACTAATTGACTTAGCAAACTATGCCATAATTGGGTTACTAGTCCAACGCGGACAATGGGAAGGTATACCTAATGGTAAACAAAACAAAGCGGGTAGTGGTCCTCAGTGACCTTCAGATACCCTATCAACACGATAAAACCGTAGATGCCACACTAGAATTTATCCAAGATTATAAACCAGATGAACTCTGGTGTGTTGGAGACGAACTAGATGCACCCGAACCTAGTCGTTGGAACAAAGGTATGGCAGGGGAATACGCAGAAACGCTACAAGATAGTATTGATCTAACGCACGACACAATGGCTCGTTACCGTAAAGTACTAGGTAACAAGCCATTTTACATTCAACGCAGTAATCATACTGATCGCATTGATACTTATATACGCAAGTATGCACCAGCCTTTATGTCTCTTAAGTCTTTAGAGATTGAAGAACTACTAGGTTATAGTAAATTAAAAATTAATTACTTACATAAAATGCACGAGTTGCTTCCAGGTTGGGTAATGGCACACGGAGATGAAGGTGCGCTTAACCGTGCTCCAGGGGCTACCGCATTAAACCTAGCCAAACGATTAGGCAAGTCAGTAGTCTGCGGGCACACGCATCGCGTGGGCTTGCAACACGAAACAACTGGTTTCTATGGCAAGACCAATACTCTATATGGATTAGAAGTCGGGCATATGATGGATGTCAAGCAGGCTAGTTACCTAACATCAGGCAGTGCTAACTGGCAACACGGGCTTGGTATTTTAGTAGAACATAATCGTAAAGTTACACCATTTGCTGTACCAATTGTCAACGGCGAGGTAATTATTCCATAATGAATTACATTGAGGAGTACAACGAGTTGGTACAAACTCTTGCAGCAGAGTATGCACGCAGATATAATATGATAGAGCGTGATGACATTGGGCAAGAGTTGTGGGTGTGGTTTGTTGCGCATCCACGCAAGTACAAAGAGTGGTCTGAGTTAGAACAAAAAGACCGAGATAAACTTATCGCTAAATCGCTACGCAATGCAGCCCTTAAGTTCTGTGAAAAAGAAAAAGCAAAGAAAATTGGGTACGATATGTCCGATTTATACTACTATGACGTGTCAGTTATAGAGGCTTTTCTTCCTTCAATCATTGGGGAGTCTTACGAGATACCCACAAAGATTAAAGATTTAGGCGGAACAGTTAAAACAAGTGAGATTTCGGATGGTAACAATTGGTTATCATTGAGATCAGACATAGCATCAGGTTACTATAAATTATCAGAAACAAAACAAAATATATTGCGGCTACGCTTTAGCGTAGAGCAACCAGACTGGTCATCACTTGGAAAAGAAATGGACAGCACACCAGATGGTGCACGTATGAAAGTGCAACGTGCAATTACTTCTCTTATCAAACATCTAGGTGGGTGGAGACCTCAGACAGATGAGGACTCTAGAGTTGAATGACTTAAGAGGAGAGCCAGCATTTGCTTGTATATGCGGTTGTCTTATGTTTGAGATTACCGTTATGTGGGATTGGGAATCAAGAGAGATTTCTTGGTATGACCTTGCCCAAAAATGTAAAGACTGTGGAACTATAACAACTGCACCGACACCAATAGATTGGATGGATTGTGACTAATGCCTGCATACGATTTTAAATGTGAGACTTGCACTACAATTATAGAAACAAATGAAAACATACCACCTATGTGTACCACTTGTAATGGAACTATGACACGTGTATGGTCTAGCGTAGCCGTTAAGTTTAACGGTCCAGGATTTTATTCAACAGGGGGATAAATGTTTAAACCCAGTGATACACCTAATTGCGAGTCAACAGATACTGAATTGTTTTTTGTGCCAGATGGACAGGGTACTTATACAGAAATAAAAGCACTTAAAACTATTTGCGGTAATTGTTTAGTTCAAAAAGAATGTCTTGACTATGCATTAAAGTACGGTGTATCAGGTTACTGGGGTAACACTACTGAAGGTCAACGTAGCAAGTTACGAGAAGCATTTAATATCAAGCCAATACCGCTATATGTAACGTACCAATAAAAAAAGACCCCCGCCAGGTAGGTTAATTTACCTGAGCGGGGGCTTATAATATATAGATTTACTTCTTAGTAATACCAAACTCTTTTGCTGATGGGTCAAGTGCTTTAAGAATTGGACCAACAAGACCAGCAACAAAAGCAGATGCTAATGTCTTAGGGTCGTGTACGCCAGTCATATACAAACCAGCAGCCACTGCTGCTGCAGAGCGTAGGTATGTTAAAGCAATCTGTTTAATTTTTTCTTGATTCATTTGGGGATTCCTTTACTTTAGTTTCATCTTGATTACGCGTGCCTTTACCTGTTCAGGTGTTTCTACTATTTCAAAATGCATATCATCTTTGCGAGTCTTATAGGTGTAGCCAGCACGCAACCCATATTTCTTGCAAAGAATATCTAGTGTCTTGCGCTGCTCAGGAGTAAAGGTATTTTCTTTTCCAAGCGGATGCTTAACGGCATTCAGGTCTATCGCTGTACCTGATGAGTGGTTAGATAAGTTATCTGTTTGACCACGAACTTGACGGTATGCATACGACCAGTCATCAAACTCCCCCTCTTCAAGGGGTTCAACGCTAACGTGAAACTCAGCAGCAAATGCTGCTAATACTGGACCACATATCTCGTTGCACTGTAATCTAATCTTTGTTCCAGCAACAGGAAAATGTTTAATCTTAATTGCTTCTTTATCTTTAGATGCTACCCATCCATTTTGACTATACTCAACTGTCATTTGTCTTCCTTTGGATTGCGTAGTGGATAAGTAATTGCCCACGCGATTAGTGTTCCACCAATTGCATAACCAACTACTGTTTTTGCTGAACCATCAAGGACAACCCAGGCAATAAACATACCTAGTAAAGTCCATAGTTGTTCAACCATATCTTTAATTACTTTCATTATGGTTTCCTCCTATAGGCTGCTGCTGCTCCTGCCATACTTGCTGCATTAACTGCAGCCTGCCCAGCAATAACTGATGCGACAATGATCTTTTCAGATTCTTCTCTTTCTTCATCTGACATATCAGCACCGATACTTGCAATTGCAAGAAGGGCTTGCCCTGGGTCAGTAAAGATTGCTTCAATAAGCGCGGCTGGACTTTCAAGTACTACCAATGCAGCAGCAACTTCGGCTGTAATTACAACCTCATTGCCGTTCTCGTCTTGACGAACTTCAACTGGTGTCTCAGCAGGCAAGTCAGCATAGGTAAGACCTGCATCTGCAATCGCTTGGGCTGTAACTGGTTCGCCACCTGCTGCTTCAATGAGTGCTTCTGCTATTATTTCTCGTTCTTCTGGTGTAGAATCTTTCGTAGCCACAACTGGTGGTTCAGGTTCTTCAACAGGAGGTTCAGGT